ATTCCTCGGTGTGAGTTCAATTCAGAATTGTGCGAAGCGGGTATGGATGGATTGATCGGCTGGGAATACGCCTACAACGAAGATTTAGGGGTCTTCAGCCGTGAGCCACTGCACAACTGGGCCAGCCACCCTGCCGATGCATTTGCGTATGGTGCCCAAATGATGCAGGAACTGGCCCAGAAAGAACCCGAAGCCCTACCCAAATTCCCCGTAACCGGGCATAATGGGCGCATTGTCACGATTCCGCTTGATGAGATGTGGGCGGAGACGACGAAGCGAAACGAGAGGTATTGATGGCCGTCCTGAATGTAACTAACGATGCCGTCCCATTGGACACTGGCGGCCTCACGCCTGCCGTTGACGTATTCCTCAATGGCGTGTTGACCGAAGGCCCAACCGGAAACGTTCACGCTGTTACTGCTGGTGGTGTGGTGTTCAATCAGGGAATGCTGCTGACCCATGCCGGACAGGTGCGCTACGTAGACGCTACGGCTGGCTTGCCTGTTGACACTGTATGGACAAACGGCCTGCCCAACTCCGGCGGGGCGCTGTGCATTTCAACCGGCGCCCTCGCCACCTATTCCAACGGCATCCCATTTACTGCTAACGGCGCTGTCCGTGCGGTTATACTCGTATGAAAGACAAAGACTACAACCCCGTGCAGTTGGCTGAACGCTGGCTGCAAGAGCTCAAGATGGCCAAGCGGGAGGACGAGAAGTGGGTTAAGCGCGGAAAAAGGATCATTCGGCGCTACCGTGACGAGCGCAATGGTTACAGCGACACAGCCAAGCGGTACAACATTCTTTGGTCAAACATCCAGACGCTTTTCCCGTCGATGTACGGTCGAGTGCCCAAGCCGCAGGTAGAGCGCCGCCACAAAGACCAAGACCCCGTAGGGCGTACAGCCTCGCAGATTCTTGAGCGCGCCCTCGCTTTCGAGCTCGACAACTATCCCGACTTCGATCATGCCATTCGATCCGCCGTTATGGATCGTCTGCTGCCTGGTCGAGGTGTGGCGTGGGTTCGTTTCGAGACAAAGGACATCACCGCTGCTGACGGCCAGGTAATGCCTCACGCCATGGCCGCAGTGGATACGGTCTATTGGGAGGACTTCCGTTGCTCGCCTGCCCGCAACTGGGAAGAGGTGACATGGGTTGCCCGTCGCGTCTACATGAGCAAGCAGGACGGCTTGCAGCGATTCGGCGAAGAGTTCCAAGAAGTACCCCTAACCCATGAGCCCATCGGCCTCGATGAGATGGTTAAAAACGGGGAAGACGTGGCCCATCTTAAGAAGGCGCAAGTCTGGGAGATTTGGGACAAGCCATCGCGCAAGGTGTGCTGGGTGGCCGAGGGGTTCCAGAAGGCCCTCGACTGCATTGATGATCCGTATGGGCTGGATTCCTTCTGGCCATGCCCAACCCCCATGTACGCCACGCAGACAACCGACACACTCGTGCCGGTGCCTGACTTTGCGCTGTACCAAGACCAAGCCGACGAGATTGACCTGCTGACCCAGCGCATCAATATGCTGGTCAAAGCCCTAAAGGTGGTCGGGGTCTACGATGCGTCGCAGAACGGTGTGCAGCGCATGATGTCGGAGGGAGTCGATAACACCCTCATTCCCGTCGATACATGGGCCGCATTCAGCGAAAAGGGCGGCATCAAAGGCACGGTGGACTTTCTGCCCATGGATCAGGTGGTTGCCACCCTGCAATCGTGCTACGAAGCCCGAGAGCGTGCCAAACAGGTGATCTTTGAGGTCACTGGCCTGTCTGACATCGTTCGTGGTGCGTCGATGGCCTCTGAGACGGCCACAGCCCAACAGATCAAAAGTCAGTTCGCATCCCTTCGCTTGCGTGACCGGCAACGAGGGGTTGCGGTGTTTGCATCTGAGCTGTTGAAGATCAAAGGCCAGATGATGGCTGATCTTTACCCCTCAGAGCAACTGGTTGAAATGTCTGGCATCATGGCCACGACAGATGCCCAGTATGCCGAACCCGCCCTGCAACTCCTGAAAACCGAGCCTGCCCGCAATTTCCGCATCGAGGTGGCGTCGGATTCGCTGGTGGAGATTGACGAGCAGAGCGAAAAGACCAACCGCTTAGAGTTCCTGCAAGCTGCGGGTGGTTTCTTGCAACAAGCCCTGCCCGTGGCCATGCAAGCGCCTCAAATGGCCCCGCTGCTGGCTGAAATGCTGTTGTTTGGTGTGCGTGCTTTCCGCGCATCTCGCCCATTGGAGGCGGCATTTGACACGGCCATGGCCCAACTCAGCCAGCCGCAACCCCAGCAACCACAAGGCCCAAGCCCCGAAGAGCAACAGGCCCAAGCTCAGATGCAAATCGAGCAAGGTAAGATGCAACTGGAGCAGGCCAAGATTCAAGCACAGGGCCAGATTGAGCAATTCAAAGCTCAGACCGCCATGGAACTGGAGCGCATGAAGCAAGAAGCCGAAACGCAACGGGCACAGATGAAGGCTCAGATCGATGCCGAAACCAAGCTACAGATTGCCAAGATGACCGCCAGCGCAGCCAAAGATTCGGCAGGAAATTGAGGACGAAGAGGAAACCCTACTCCTATTGCTATGAGACAGCGTTACATTCAAGACCCCGTAACCCACGAACTCATTCCCGCTGAGGAATGGCGTGGCCCGTCATCGTCTGCATCGGCTTATGTCGTGCCAGACATTCAGCCGTACAAATCCATGATCACGGGCGAAATGATTACGTCACGGTCGCAGCATCGTGAGCATTTGCGGCAACACAACTGCTTTGAGATTGGCAACGAGGTAGACGCCGCATTGAAAACAGCTCGCCCACAGCCCAAAGCAGACCGTGAAGGCATCCGGCGCACATTGGCCGAGGTGCTCAAATCCAAAGGCTATTGATTTTCCAACAACCAGTGAGCAATCCTCATGAGTGACATTCGCAGCGCCTTGGAAGAGGCTTTCAGCAAAGCCGACGAAGCCCCGGCAACGACCGTGGAGGCGACTTCGGAGCCAGTGGCTACCGTAGAGCCAGCCGAGGCAGAAAAGCCCGTTGTGGCTTAATCCAGGCCCCGCGACGAGGCTGGACGGTTTGCGCCTAAAGCCGAGAAAGAAGCGCCACCGGTTGAGCCTGCCCCTGCTCCCGCTCCAACGGGCGAGCGGAATCCGTTTTCAAGCTGGAAACCCGCCGCACAGCAGGCATTCATGAAGGCGGAGCGTGGCGAGCCATTGACCGCCGATGAATTGAAGCTGCTCAAATCCGAAGCAGAGCGGCGAGAAGCTGATTTTCATAAAGGGGTCAGCGAGTTCAAATCGCATTCAGAGCGTGCAAAGGCCTATGACGCGGCCATTGCCCCGTATCAACAGCACTTGCAGAAACTCGGGGTCGATGCGCCCACGGCCATCAATGCGCTGATGAAGGCCGATGTAACCCTCCGCACGGCAGACCCCATCACCAAAGCCCAATACTTTGCCCAACTCGCCAAAGAATACGGCATTGATTTGGCTCAGGTGCAAAACCCGCAACCCGTAGACCCACAGACGCAGTTTTTGATGCAACAACTCAATGAGTTGCGCCAATCACAGCAAATGTGGCAAAATCAGGTACAACAGCAGGAACAGATGCGAGTGCAACAAGAGTTGCAATCCTTCCAAACTGCTGAAAGACCGCACTTTGACGCAGTGCGCAACGACATGGCCGATTTGCTGGAAACCGGCAAAGCCAAATCGCTGCAAGAAGCGTATGACATGGCTGTCTGGATGAGGCCGGATGTGAGGCAATCCCTCATTGACCAGCAACTCGCCGACGCCCAGCGCAAAGCATTGGAACAGGCTCAAGCCCAGCGAGCGAAAACCGCCGCAGTCGGGGTGAAAGGCTCAAGCCCAATCGGTGCCGGGAGTCAGCCAGTAACCGGTTCGTTGCGAGATATTCTCGCGGCGCAATTTGCTGACAATTGAAAAGGAATTGAATCATGACTACCTTCGCAGGTTTGTCCGACATCATCACCACGACCATTCAGGCCCGCGGTTCTTCGCTGGCCGATAACGTCACCCGCAACAACGCCCTGCTCATGAAAATGCGCGAGCGTGGCAACGTCAAGCCCTTCTCGGGCGGTAACGTGATCTTGGAAGAGATCATGTATAACGACGCCAACACCCTGAACGCGGGTTCGTATTCGGGCTATGACACCATCGACATTACCCCGAACAGCCCCATCTCTGCCGCCCAGTTTGACATCAAGCAGTACGCTGCTGCCGTGTCGATCAGCGGTTTGGAAATGCTGCAAAACTCGGGCAAAGAGCAGATCATCGACCTGCTGGAAGGCCGCATTCAGGTTGCAGAAGCCCAACTGATGAACCAGATCAGCGCAGGCCTGTATTCTGACGGAACGGGTAACGGCGGCAAGGACATTGTGGGCTTGGCTGCTGCCATCTCCACCACTCCCGGCTCCGGCACCTACGGCGGCATCAACCGCGCAACCTGGGCCTTCTGGCGTAACGTGGCGTTTGACGCAACGACCGACGGCGGCGCGGCTGCGACTTCGGCCAACATTCAGAGCTACATGAACCGTGTGGCTGTGCAGTTGGTTCGCGGCACCGACCGTCCCGACATGATCGTCGCCGACAACAACTACTACCGCCTGTATCTGGAAAGCCTGCAAGCCATCCAGCGTATCGGTTCGACCGACTCCGGCGGTGCTGGCTTCACCTCCCTCAAGTATTTCGGCGCAGGCTTTAACTGCGACGTGTACCTTGATGGCGGTATCGGTGGCTCGTCTCCTGCCAACCGGATGTATTTCATCAACACGAAATACCTGAAGTTCCGTCCGCACCGTGAGCGCAACTTCGCCCCGATCGGTGGCGATCGTCAGTCGGTCAACCAGGACGCCATCGTGCGTCTGATGGGCTGGGCTGGTGCGCTGACCTGCTCGGGCGCTCAGTACCAGGGAGTTTTGGCGGA